ATTTTTTCCTATTTGCCAATTTTTAGATTCATAAAAATCTATAAATGATTCTGCATCTATATTATTGTTGCGTAATATACAATAATTTTTTACTTCATCTAAAGTTGGTTTTTTAAAGCGCACCTTTTTATTACTATCTGTAAGATTAGTATTATTTATATTTATATTAGTATTATCTGTACAAATATTTATACTACCCTTGTCTTTTAATTTAATGTACCTTGTCAAAATTTCTTTACTACCTTGTTTAAATATAACGTTACGCTCAATATAACCATTATCTTCTAACATTTTAAGCCAGTTTTGTATTGATCCTCTACTAACTTCATATAGTTTGCAAAAGTATTGAGTAGATGCATTGCATTTACCATTCATATTACATAATGCTGTTATCTCTGCATATAGCAGTTTAGCGTTTGGTGTTAATTTCTTACTATATCTAACCTCAGCAGGAATAACAGCATAGTAGTTTGGTTTGTCCATTATATTATTTCTATATTATAGTTGCAATTTGTGAGCGCTAACTTACAATTTTCTAATTGTTTATAAAAATCTTTATAAGAAACTTTAATATCAGCTTGTACTTTGCCTGATGTTATTCTTAAAGTTGTCTGATGTTTAAAATTATTAAAAACACCATTTGCTTTTAATTGCCTTTTTAAATCATTAAGGTTTTCAAAAGTTCTTTTATCTCCTTGTAAATTAGAATAAGCATTATATATTTTATTAAATACTTTTCTATATTTTGGAAAAGTTTTATAATTAGCATCATGAGTTTTTTCATAATGATATATTAAGCTTCTATCTCTATTGAGTTGTTTAGCTATTACATTTTGGTGCGTTTTATCAACCATTCTAGCAATAACACTAACTGCACTTCTAGGTATATGATATTCTAGTTTTCTGCTTTTTAATGATAAAGAGCCTTTTGGCAACCCCACTAAGCTTGTAGTGAGGTCGCATAAATTTTTAAAGTTTTCTTCTTGTATCATAATTAAAAAGGTAGGTTTTGGTCGTCATCATCATCAAAAGAAACCATATCATTATTAGATAACTCTTGTTTACTGTTTACTGTAAATCCATAACCATCTATATTATGATAGTATTTTCCTTTGTATTCTCTAGAATATACATTACAATGAACTGTAATATTAGCACCCTCTTCAAGCAAAGATATTTTATTAACTTTGTCTCCAAATGCGCTTACACAAATAATGTTATTAAAGTCTTGTCCTGTATCAATTACTATACTTTGTTTTTTCCATTCTTTACCTGCCTTAGAAGTTCCTGATTCTACTTCTAATTTTTTTACTAGTTTTCCTTTTACTTCCATTTTTTATTTATTTAATTGATTAATATTTCTTTTTAAAATCTTCACTTTCATCTTCAGACTTAATACCAATTTCATACAGTCCTAAAATTTTAAGTGTAGCGCGTGCAAAGGCTCTTTTTTCTGCCATCTCTAATACATAATGCGAGTTAGTATTACCATCTTTAAAGTTAGCACCTTTTAAAGCTGATCCAAAAGTTTCAATTGTCTTATCTCCTTTAGTTGCTATTGCTTTTACGCCTGCAAAATTATGTTCGCATTTTATTACTTCATAGTTAATATCTATTGATTCATGCGCCTGTATTTTTTCTATAGCGCTTCTAGTCAATATAATATAATGCTGATGCTTAAAAATATCTTCTTTTTCTAATTCGTACTTTAAGTACATTTCTTTAATTTTTTCAGTTTTCATATTTCTTATTATTTATTTTTATATTACTGTAGCATTTTCGTTACACTTACTACATTTTTCTGTGTTACCTATAAACTGAGCTTCGCAGCATTCTGTTAATTCTGTATTAAAACATTCATTACAAATATTTTCATAGTCAAATTTCCAGTCTAGTTCTACACTACAACAAGTGCATTTAGAGTTAGTACCATTCCAGTTAATAGGGTTATTTGGGTCGTTTGCTATATGAGTGTCCATTAGTAGTTGTATTGTGTTAAGTCCTTATAGTTATAGTATTCGGTTTTTAGCTTTACAAATAAATCAATTACTTGTTCATCTAATGATTTTTCTAGTAAGAATTGTCTGTGTTCATTTTCAATACTTCTTACAATTATTAATAAGCTATCAGTAATTTTGTTTAACCATACTGGGCTTTCTTGTATTACATCTAATATAGATACAATAGCTTCTTTTGTGTTTGTTGCTTCTAGCATTTTATAATTTGATTTCATTTTAGTATATTAAATTAAACTTTGTTTGTTGCGACAAAGATACTTATTAATTTTAATTTACACAATTATAAACAACTTTATTTACAAAGTTATTAACAATTTAAATGTTTATAAGAGAATTAAAGAGAGAATATTAAAACAATTACTATAAGTATAAAATAGAATAAAGTAAGTTTAGTAGAGTCTTTTAAGTGCATTATAAAGGCATTAAAAGATTAATTGGTAATGTACCGTTATTAAGTACAACAGAACATCCTATAGCCTGCCTTTTGAAGTTTTTAGCGTATGCAGCAGCGTATGTATCAGCATCTACACCGCAACCTGTTTGCATCCCGAATACTCTAAACCTTTTGCCTACAAACCATTTACAGTAAGCTTCTGTGTGAGTATGTCCGCAAACGCTAGACATTAGATTATTTTTAGCTTTTGCCTGTGCCTGTCCACCTTCCCCATGCTCATATAGTACATCATCATATACTACTGATTCTATCCAGTTCCAGTTAGGCGTATTTAAGACTTCATTATAAGACTTAATCCATGCTTTAGGTATACCACCTGAAAAACTCTTGCGACTTGCAAGCCTGTCATGATTACCAATACATACATCAGCAACAGGAAAAGCTTCATACCATTTAGCAACTTTTTTAATAGTTTGTTCAAGTTCTAATCCTGCCGACATACCATCTGGATCTGGCTCATGGTAGCTAAAAGCATGATTGTCAAGTATATCGCCAATAAAAATAACTTGATTACAATTGTAAGTTTCGTACTGTTCTATACAAAACTCAAGATAACCATCTAAACAGAAAGGTTCATGCAAGTCACCGATAACTAGAATGTTTCTAGCTTCGGTTTCTCGCATTTTTTGTAACGCCACTATTTCATGTGGCTTTAATCTATATCTATTTGTTTGACTTTCCAAAATCTGCAAATGATTGTCCACCTAACATAGCTAATAAACTCCACCATATTTTAGATACTGCATCTTCATCAGCTCCAAGTGTTGAAGCTATAAAAGGAATAACAATAGAACTAATACCTAACCATACCTTTTTAGAGGTAAGTAATTTAGTGATAATGTAATTTTTCATAATTATTTATTTTTGATTATTAAATTAATATTGGTGCCGCCCAAATTTAAAACTTCTTTTATAAGTAAATCCATAGCTAAAGTTGAGTTATTAACTTTGTTTTGTTGGCTTCCTTGTCCTACTAGGATGCAGCCCCTTGTATCTTTAGCTGTATTACCTCTATGAAATAATATATATGAACGGTCTTTTACTTCTTGCACTAATAAGTGTATATAATCTCTTGTTGCTGATTCTCTTGGCAGTCTTAATCTTACTTTATACTGGCCTATTGGAATGCAAGATATGCTTTTTTGATTGTCTATATAAGGTAATTCTAAAGTATCACAAAATTTTTCTCCATTTAAAAACAACTCTCCAATAGTAGAATTATCTGTAAAAACTTTCCTTATGATTAGAAGATTAACGCCCTTGCCCTTGATATTCTTTTTTATATCCGTTTTGGCTCTTTGAGGCGTTTTTGGAGTGTACCCCCTTGCGCTTCTTTCTAACACGCTTAAAAGCGCTTGTAACCACCTTACGAGCCATTTATTTAATTTTTTCAAATTTCACAAATTTATAAATAGTATATGCAATAGAAATTAAAAGTGCAACTAAACTTAGTATTTCATTAATTTCACTTAAACTTACTCCTATTGCTGTTCCGTTAGCTAATCCTACTTGTAGTGTGTCTTTTAGGTCGTTCATTTTTATTTGTTGTTTGCTTTTTATCCAAGTAGGATTTAAGCTTAGTTATGTTTATTGTTTTTGGTTTATAGTGTCTTTTCATTTATTCGCCAGCAGTTAAAAAGTTTCTTAATGTTAATTCAGTACCCTGTCTAGGTCTTTCAAGATTCATATTAGAATAGTAGTTTTCAATTGAAGGACTGACATCAGCGCCACTATTCTCATTATATTCAGGAAATAAAGATATATTATTCCTTATGTAATCTATTAACCTTTCTCTGTAATAGCTAGCAGTATTTAAGACCTCTTCTCTAAATGCTTGGCTTTCTTCAGTGCTTAATGCTGTTCCAGTTTCTGAGGTCTTATTATAAATATTACCATTTTCTACTTTATGTCTAAGATATGGTATAGCGTGGTAAAGGCTATAACCTGGTAACATGTCGCCTACAT